TTATCCTGACTCTTTGGCCTGTTTTCTCACCAGCTTGGCAGCGTGGTTCCTAAGCGACTGCTTGGCCTCTTCAGTGTCAGGGATATAAACGCACTCCTTACGCAATCCTTTCTCCTTCTGACGGTTGTAGTATGCGGCCTGTTTCTCAGGGTTTGATAATGCAGCCATCACTCCCCCCTAGCTTTCGTCTTGGGCGGCATCCCCTTTTTTAAAGTTTTGGTTAATACCTTTCGGACATCTGTTTCAGTTTTCGACTGCTTGATGTCGTTGGTCATATCGACGGTTTTGCCGCTAGGCATCATCATTATAAATTTAGGCATCACTTTTTTCCATCCACTCTTTTACGGCTTTTGTTGCTTCGGCGTCCGAAAGACCTTGTTCCTTAAATTCCTCAAACTTGTCTTCCAGCATTGATTGGATTTGCGCGGGCAAGCTCATCACTTTACTCCCTTTTGAATGGTAACTTTAGTGGCGCGAGACACTATGGTTTGCTTCTCATCGTTTCGGCTGTTGTGATCCTTGACCCGCGCTGCAAATGTCACGTTGTCGCCTTGTCTTGCAAATGCGTCACGGGCTTCTGAACGAAGCGTTTTGTCTTCAAGAAGATTCCAATAAGTCACGGCACCCTCGTTTGTGTCGATTACCGTCAAAAACCAAGTGCCATAATGACCGTCGCCAGATGTAGTAAAGCGAACCGTGCCAGTAAACTCTCGACGGTCCCCCACCTCGCCAATGTGCGCGTTGATCCGGTTGGCTTTCTCAGCCTCGCGCTGGGCGGTCTTTGCTTCCCTTTTCTTAAATAAGTCGCGCTCAAACGCGATGCCCTTCATGCGTTCAATTAAAGCGGCTGCGGGGCGCTTTGTGTGTTCCCAAATCTCCTGATCTGCCCACCATAAAACGTAAGCGTCTGACATCTCAGTAAGGGCAATCCCGGCGTGTTTGCCGAAAGGCATGAAACCTTTTTCAATAGCGTCAATCTGTTCGCGCTCCCACGGCTCTGGCCCGCCCACTTCGTTGAGGTCAAAGTCCGCATAACCAGCAAAGCGCACCTCGCTGTTGTCGCCCCAGACCCGCGCAAACCAATCACGCGCCTTTGTTTCCGCTTTCTTAGGATCACGGGCGAGGTTCATAATGTAATTGTCGGCGCGAAAACCGTTGCCGCTCCGCATAGACCGCAGAGTGTACATGGCGTTCTTTTTCCCGGAGCTAATATAAACTGAAATCTGCATTGGCTCTCTCCTTGTTGCTATAGTTAGAATATAACCTAGTTAGCATATAACCGCAAGGGAAGAGTTCGACGGAATTAAATTAAATTAGGGTGAGCGCGGAGCCGTTTCCGGCTCTGCTGGACCTTCTGGGAGAGAGCTAATCCAGACTCGCGCTCATAATTTGTCGATTAAACCAGACAAAATAAATGGTATAACAAGCAGGGCCATCAGACCAAGAGCTTGCAAAAAATATTTAATCATCTTTAACAATCCTCAATGAGTACCCCAACTCCCTAAGTACGGACTCAAAGTTTGGCAATGAGGCGTTGTGACGATAGAACCATGCGCTGAGAGTCGCACTTGACACCCCTGCGCCTTGAGCGATGTCGTTTTTGGTGCGACCTGATTCTTGGATAAGGTTGTTAAGCTCCTCAACCAGCGGTGAAAATCTTCTTGTGTCAATCATCGTAAATTCATCGTAAATTTATCTCTGCCCTGTGAGTTGCTTGTTTAGTACGCCATGCTTCAAACCGCATTTGGGTTGCTTCCCACTCCGCCTTGGCAACATTAGCTGCGGTTCTGGCCGTCACCATTTCGGTAATATGCGTTTTAAACTTTTCATGCTTTTGCGCCCAGTGTACCGCTGCGGCAACGCTACTTTCGCCAGATTGATTAACCAGTTCAGCCAAAAGAATCTTTTTCATTTCTTCCAGCATCCGCGCAGTCCCATCCAGTTCGGCAGCTTTGACCGCTTTGGCTAATGCGTTGTCGCTTGCTTTGTCGATGTCCATCACCGCTTTCCTTCCTGGGGTCCGCACCGCTCACAGTAGCCGCGTTTTTTTAGAATGCCGCCGCACTTCTTGCAGTGACCATACGGGGCTTTCAAAACGGAATCTCATCGTCTAAATCGCCCACTGAGGCGCTTGGCGCATCTTCCTGGGGTGGTGGGGCATCGGATGAAACAACGGGGTCTTGTGAGGCGTTAGAACGGCTATCCAGCATTTGCAGGGTAGAGTTGTATGCAGACAGAACGACCTCTGTGGTGTATCGGGTATTTCCGCTTTTATCATCCCACTTGCGGGTTTGAAGCTGGCCCTCGACGTAAACTTTGCTGCCAGACTTTAAGAACTTCTCAGCTACCTCAATAATCTTTTCATTAAAGATAACCACCTTATGCCATTCGGTTCGTTCACCTGTCTTCCATTTTTCAGAGGTAGCCAGCGAAAAGTTCGCTACTTTTTTCCCTGATTGCAGAAAACGAACTTCGGGGTCTTTGCCCAGGTTCCCTACCAGAATAACTTTATTTACACTCATGCTGCATTCTCCAATTTTATGAGGCGGTCAATTTTTTCGTTCATTTCAAAAAGAAAATCGACAACCATGTTTTCCAGTTCTTGGCTGCGCTCCTCGTCGCGTTCCACGCGCTTAATAAATAACTGGCTTGCGGGTGGCATCCTTGGGTCAAACGAAACGAAGTCACACCACTCGCGTTTGGTACAAGCCATCTGCCATTGCATTTGATCTATGTATTTTTTAGGAATCGACCCGCCCAGTAACGTGTCTATGTGCGTGTGAGTTTGAGGGCATTTGATCTCAACCAAACCATTCTCAACGCCATTCGTGCTGTTTATATACACAAGGCGGTCTGGCGAGCATCCCGCTTGGTCAATGCTTGGGTGATTTACAAAGCCAACCAGTTCCAGTTCTGCATCCGTATAAAAGGCGTAGGCATCGGCAGCTTGCGGCTCTGTGTCGGTCCCGTGCTGCATTGCAGCATTAGAAAAAGATGGCGTGGGTTCGTGCGTTAAACTCTCAGCTATCAACTCCCCCATGTACCTCGCCCGTGATGCGCCCCAGCCTGTTTTTATTTTGGCAGCGACATCACTAATTCGGGATGCGGTGACTTTTCCCAACCGCGCTTGATGCCATTCGGGTGATCCTTGCTCCATCATTTTTTGGCTCCCTTTTCCTTGAGTGCAGATTCGGCTGCGCCGTAGCGGTTAGATGGAATCTGTGCGAATGATTCAACTTTTAAATATGCAAAGAATTTTGCTTTGTCGGCTCCCACCTTTTCAGCAAGTTGTTCAAGGTGGGCGGCTTCAGCGGCAGTAATGAGTTGGCCCTGTGCGATGGCGCTTTCTACCTCACCAGCCGAAGCATACTCTCCCCCATGTAATCCAAAGTTAGCCAAAGCTCTGCCAATCGCGGAAGTCTCACAATTTTCCAGCGCAGACGTTTTATTTACGGGTCCAGCGTTTCGGTCTTCTTCCGCAAGCCCCGTCGCAACAACATGTTGGTCTTTTGCGATTGTAGCCATAACCCGCACAAATGGGTCGCTTGCGGGCAGGACTTCGGTCATTAGCGAAAATTCGTGGCCGAAGTGCTTTCGGAATATCTCCACCCTTGTTGCGACTTGCGTGTAGCTTTTCCCTTTAATTTTCACCGTTGGAGCAAGCGTTAGCTCCGCAATGGCTTCTTCAAGCTGGCTCATTGCTTTCTCCTTTATCTAGAATTTTGCCTAAAAGCTGTTGTGCCTCGCGCAATTCTTCCACACACCCTTCGGGTAGTGGCCCATCGAATTTATCCAAATCTTTCAACACTTGGTTAAGAAGGTAGGCGTCATATTCCGGGCCGTGGACTTCGTGCAAATTTTCCATCACGCTAACTCATCAGCATTTTCATAGGCCGCGCATCCTTGACGGTAGGGAGCGGCGTTAAGAAAAATGTTTTTCGCGTTGGCTGACCGAATAACAGCCCAGGCCAGTTGAATGAGTTGCTCTGAGAACAAATGCGGGTTGCTAATGATTCGTCGAGCGTTCCGCAATTCACGAATGATGAATTTTTTAGGCATTATCCTCTCCACACAATTTCGTTGTTGCCAAAAGCATTTGGTCGGCGTTCGCCCGAATCAAAAATGTATTTGTGCTTCCTTAATTCGGATGTTCGCGGCTGGATGCCGCCGTAAGGTTTGTTGAGGCCAGCGGCGAGTTCGCTGGTAGTCATCCCGCGCTCACCGCTGTGCATGATTGCGGTGTAAACCTCATGCCGAAGGGTTCCAGCCACCAGAGATATGCTTTCTCCCGCCTCTCTGGATGTGTCGGTTTTGCCCGCCGCAACGGGAATGTCAAAAAGGTCAGGGGTCATGCGTCATCCCCTTTTGACCAAGCATTAATGCGTTCTGTAATTTCGTCACGCGCTTTGACAATCAGGGCTTGCGCGTCTTCAAAATTCGGCAAGTCGATTTCGTCAAAAACCGTTGTCTGGTGCGCGGCTTTATTGATAAGCCGGATGCAGTTCTCAATCGATTCCTCAACGGCCTTCAAGTCTTGTTCAGACTTAATATAGTCGTGGCAAGAAAATTCATCAGATATTGACATTTGCTCTCTCCAAAGCGGTTTTGATGATTTGATTGTACACTTTTTGTTGCACCCGTCAATAGCTCTTTACATAAAAAAACAAATTGTGTATAAGGGGGCATGACACATTCTCTATTCATCGAAATTTTAGGCGGAACCACCGCCGTTGCGCGGGCGCTAGATGTCAGTCCGCAGAGCGTCACCAATTGGAGACGGCGCAGCATCCCCTGGAAATACCGCTTTCGAATGGTTCGGATGGCTGAAATAAAGAACGTCAAAGTGCCACATAAATTTATGGAGTCACGATGAAGAGGTGCAAGCGCGACACCGTGTTCAGCCAGCTTGTTCGTGAACGGTCTAATTGGACTTGTGAGCGTTGCGGGTGTTATGTCCCAGAGGGTGAGCGTCAGCGGCTCCATTGTAGTCACATAGTTTCAAGGAAATATCGGCGGCTACGCTGGGAGCCACTTAACGCGGTTTCGCATTGTGCGGCTTGTCACAGCCACCTAACAGATAGGCCGCATGAGTTTGGGCGGTGGGTTGATGAGACGCTAGGCCGTAGCGTTTCGGATAGGTTGTCGGAATTATCCCAGCCCATCGGCAAGTATTCAAAGCCGCAATTGGAAGACATCTACCAGAATTTAAAGGCCAGCCTAAAGCAGATTCAAATGATGAGGGCTGACGGCGATACGGGTCGGCTTGATTTTGAGAGTCCGTACACATGAAGGTGGTTATTCTTGAAACTCCCTGCGCTGGTGAAATTGCTACCCACAAGGATTATTGCGTAGCGGCGATGCGCGACTGCTTTTTCAAAGGTGAGGCTCCTTTTGCGAGTCATATGCTTTACGCTTTTTCTAACGTGCTTGATGACGACATTCCGCTAGAGCGAGAACTTGGGATGGTTGCCGGGTTCGCTTGGGCGCGAAGGGCTGAAAAGACTGTGGTCTACACAGACCTTGGAATCAGCCCCGGCATGGCAGATGGGATCAAGCAAGCAGTCAAGTGTAACCGTGACATTGAGTACCGTCAGCTAGCGGGTTGGTTAAAAAACAAGCCATCAATGAATATGGTGGCGATGGTTGTCTCGAAAGAGTTTGACACGGATTTAAACATTCTTCGGTCCAGAAACACATACACCGAAGTGGTGAAAGCAAGACACGCGGCAATGGCGCTATGCCACAAGTACAACGGGGCAGGGCCGTCCAAAATAGGCCGCTTCTTTCACAAAGATCATTCCACTGTGTCTCACGCACTTTCACAGTTTGATCGTTGGAACAAATGCGAGGATTTCAGCCGCGCAATACGGCGATGCGAGAAAGCGTTGAACATTGCAGAGGTTCAAGATGTCGTTTGAAGAGTTTTACAAGGCATATCCTCGCCATACCGCGAAAGAGGTGGCGAGAACGGCTTACAACAAAATTACATTTGGCGGTTTGGTTACGGAAGTTCTGGGCGGCACGCTTTTAGCACGGGCTACGCCAGAGCAAATTTTGGAGGCGGCGTTAGCTTTTCGGTGGAAAGTTAAAATTGTAGACGAGACTCCAGAGAGGTTCGTTCCTCTGGCTGCAACGTGGCTTAACCAATGCCGGTTTGAGGATCAAGACGAAGACGAAAGAAAAGAAATGGCTAACAAGATGCGTACCTTGATGGAACGCATGGAGAAGCCTCGATTGCGTGTGGTCGGCTGAATAACGGCAGCACACGCGATTTAAAGCCCTACTGTGGGGTCTAACCAAGGGCAAGCCCGGTGCGAAATGTGTGGGGGCGGTTAGCGGCCTGATAGCGAGGTCGGAAGCAGACACAAACCGTTGCGGAGCTATCTGACGCAATGGGCCGAAAGCGAAGGCGCGGCTCCGAGAGTCAAACTTCACGCTTAAGGCTAGCACCGCCTTGGATTTATTCCAGGGTGGTCTTGCTATGCCTTAGCTCAGGACACTCACCAAGAGTCAAACTAAAGGTTAGAGAGAGTTAAGAAGAACATAGAGGGTTGAATGAGATTAATTTGGGCGAGGTATGAAAATGGAAAAGTTGGGATTTGTCTCCAAGGTGAGGGTAAGGATAGGGGTGATTATTCGATGGTCAAAATATCGGCTGACCAAGCTATTCGATTGGCTGAAGACTTTTTGGTCTTAGCGAGAGAATGCAAGGCGTCGAGGAAATATAA